ATAAGGCCTTGCACATTCTCCCCAATAACGAACTCTGGTTTAATTTCTTTAATGAGTCTAAACATTTCTGGCCAGAGATATCTGTTGTCGTTTGTTCCTTTTTGTTTACCTGCAACACTGAATGGTTGACATGGGAATCCTCCAGTAATGACATCTGCTTCAAATTCTTGTCCTTTGACATTTCTTATGTCCTCTTCTATTGGTATACCAGAAAAATTCTTATTTAAAACTTTCTGACAAAATTTATCTATTTCTACAAACTTTACTGTATCAAATATACCAGTAGAATGAAGCCCTAAAGTAAAGCCACCAATACCACTAAACAGATCTAAAACCTTAAGCTTACTGTTCAACCTGCTCTCTCATTTTAAGGAATTTTTGTTTAGCTATCTTTAACATTCGGTCAAATAAATATTCTGCCCTAACCGTATGTATTTTATTTCTTAACTCTCCATTAAGATATAAAGTTATATTATTTTTATGTAAATCAACTTCGATAGTAAAAAATTCTTTACCCTTTATTTTTTTTGGATCCATCTGAAGCACCATTTAATAGTTTTGTTCTATATGTTGCATTAGGAATTTTTAGTTTCCTAGCCTGATGATCTACATAATCACTTAATATTTTTGATATCATTGCACCAGGCGCTCTAAATTTATCCTTGCAAAGACCTTTAAGTAAATCATAATCATATTTTTTTATTGCAACTGATTTCCATTTATTAATGTCCATCTTTTACCTCCATGTCTTCTGTTAAAACTAATGGGCTCTCAACTATACCTAAAGCTTCCTTAAGTCTTTTATTTTCTTCAGTGGCTTTGTCTAAATTTTTTTGAAGTTTTTCCATATTTTTCATTAAACTCTGTATAGTTTCACCAAGCCTATCTAAGGCTCCCTCAAGATCAACATCTCCTTCAGGTTTTTGTCCTATTGGTGGATGCACAGAATATATGTTTGTTTTTGGTTCTTGTGTCGTTGTTATTACTTCTTCAGTCGTTTTTATTGTCATGGTTTATGTCCTCTTTTGTTGGTTCTAATTTACGACATTCTAATTCATCTTCAATCAAAATTGTCGCAATTGTTTTGTTTATTGGATAGTGTTTTCTATTTATACTATCGATGAAATGTACGCCAGCTATACCATCTACCAACATTTCAAAATGTAGAGAGTCCTCTATTGGACTTCCATCAAAATCATATGTTGGCACTGCTGCTAATTGTTTATCAAGATCAGTCATGATACTATCAAGTACAAGACTTTTACTTTTTTTATTTTTCATCTAATCTTAAATATATGGGATCTAAAATAAAGGTCAAGAAAAAATTATGAAATTTATATTAACAATTACCTTATGTTCCCTAATGGATACATCCTGTATACAACCTCACATTTTTCCCGATGTGTATGAGGATTTATATACTTGTCAATTAGCAGGTTACCAAAAATCGATTGAAAAAATTGAAGAAATAGGTAATGATAATGTAAATAAACATGGGATATACACAAAATTTGCGTGTAACAAAATAAATTCAACATGATATTAAAGTTTATTTTATTAGGAACTATTTGTTGGAATTTTCCTGATGTAGGCACTCAATGTTCACAATATATGGACATGAATGTTTCTGATGCAGCGACATGTAGAGAGATGGCAATAGAAATAGGTAAAAAACATAAAGCTAAAGTAGAGGAATTAGGTGGTTTTTTAGATGAATATAGAGTGCAGTGCATGGCTATAGATTCTGAGGGCTACAATGTTGACGAATCCTTTGATATATCTTATAATATCTTATGACAGCTTATCGTATCAGAGCGTGTATGGGAGGTCAGGCTGTAGATGAAATTATTCATGGTCCTGACTTTAAAACTGCAGCGATTGAGTTGTCAGAAAAAGTGAATCAAGGACTAGTTGAAATAATCGATGATGGTTTCACTGGTAATAAAAGGGTTCACATAACTTATGAGGAAGTAAAATGAGTCCTGAAAAGATAAAGTTGTTAAAAGAATTAAAACAACTTGAGAATAAGTGGTCAACTGATTTTTTAGACAAAGGTCTTTGTACAGTTGATATGCTTAAAATAGAAAGAGATATTAGATCAAAAAGAAATGCGATCAAATATCAAGATGTACAAGAAAATTTAGCTAGAACTGGTTAATTTTTCTTAATTTTTAAAAAAGGAAACTTTTTACCTAGGGCTTCTGTCGGCTTTTTAAATTCATAGTGATTAATAATTTTAAATAATTTTTCTCTTTTGCTAGTTGAATAAGGTATAAATAATTTTGCTAAGTGATAAGCTTTTCGATGTGAACATCGCCAACGCCATTGATTTTTTCTATTTAATGAACCTTTAGCAATTCCTTTAAAATGTATTGTACCAACTTTTACAATATCATAAAAATTTTTAACACAATCTAAATCTGTCATGGCTACTTCCATAGCAACATTCCATTTTAAATATGTCTTTCCATTAGGGTTTTTACATTTATATTGAGCATAATTAATATTACCCTCTCCATCAAAAAGACCTGCTGCATATGCAATTAAATCTTTATTGTCATGTGGTAAGTTTTTATTTTGCATCTCCCCAACTTTCTCCAAGTCCATATTCTACAACACTAGGTACTTTAAACTTAATAGATTCTTGCATTATATTTTTTATTTTTTGTGCATGATTATCATCTTTCACATTAAAACATAATTCATCATGTATTTGTAACATTGGTAAATGTCCTGCATTATAACAATCTAACATTGACTGTTTAGTTTGATCTGCAGAGCTTCCTTGAATTAATCTATTCAAAGCTTTATAAGTATAAGCTCTTTTAATATTATCTTTACCGTATTTTGCTACTGCATCTTCATATTTTTCTGCTATGTGTAAACCAAAATCTCTAGTTTCCCATAAGTCAAACCTACACTTTCTACCTTTTTTAGTTCTAATTACACCTTTTTCATCTGCTGCATATTTACATCTATCTGACAATTTTTTTATGAATGGTACTTTTTTATTATATTTAACTATTAATTCATCTGCCTCATCTTTGGTAACCCCTAAAGAAATAGCTAACTTATTCTTACCCATTCCATACATGAGTCCTAAACCAATTGTTTTAGCTTGTGTTCTTTCAATACCTACAAGATCTGCAACAGTCTGATGAAAATCTGCACTTGCATTTTGATAAGCCTCTACTAATTCGTTAGATCCCTCATAACCATCCCCTATTGATGCAGCATAATGCACTGTCATTCTAGGTTCTTGTTGTGAGTAATCGAAACTTCCCCATTTATATCCCTCCTCAGGTATAAATAAACTTCTTATCTTAGGACCAAAGTCTTTATTTCTTGCTGGTACTTGTTGCAGATTAGGATTACTCATACTTAATCTGCCTGATACTGTTCCACCATTATCACCCCTTAATTGATTTATCTCTCCGTGAATTCTTCCATTAACTTGATATCGCATGATAGATGATAAAAAAGTTCCATGAAATTTATTTATCTCTCTTGCGCTAACTATAAGTTGTGCTATTTTGTTTTTATTATTAATTAACCAATTTTGTGTAAAGGACGGTTCTTTTGTTTTTTCAGTTCGCGGGTAATCTAACTTCAGTTTGTCAAAAGCTTTGGCAATCTGGCGTGATGCCCAAATGTCTACTTCTATTCCTGATTCTTTTTTTATGGCCTTTAATATTTCTTTTTCTTGGGTCATCATTTCTTTTTGTAATTCTTCAGCTCTTTCCACTTGGACTCTCACTCCTCGCTGACGCATTTTTATTAGGATCGGAAGCAATTGCTGCTCCATCTCCCAAACAGTAGTTAAACTTTGCGTAGCTATTTCTTGTTTGAATCTTTGCCATAATTTTAAAGTTAATTCTGCATCTTGTTCTGCATAATACCCAACATGTTCTGCAGGTAACTTCCACATTTCTGCTTTTGGATCAATACCATGAGCTGCTGCTGCCTCTCTTAATTCTGTTTCTGCCTTTATCTCATTTAAATAATCTACAGATAAAGTATTTAATGAATAAGAAAATCTATTCTCATCTATCAAAGCTGCAGCTATCATCGTATCAACTATTGGTCCATTTACCTTTATACCTGATGCTTCTAACCATCCAACATCGTACTGTGCATTATGAAAAATTTTTGTTGACGGTAAAGCACATACATCTTTCATATATCTCTTAACCTGTTCTGGTATCATGTTACCACCACCTAAATGTGCAAAAGGAAAATAACCTTTCCAACCTTCAACTGCTACTGCAAAACCAACTATCTCTCCTTTACCAAGAGCCCAACCTGCACCTAATTTATTATTGAGTCCTTCATCTCGTGTTTCTAAATCAATAGCTATTTCTTTATATTGAGAGAGATCTTTATATTCAATTGGAGTATTCCACATAGATTTTTTAAAAGTCAAAGTTAGTTGCAGTCCATTACTCATTCAGATCCTTGTATCATCATTCTTACCACTGTGGTTGCTGGGTTGAAGTCGTAGTCTTTCATGCACCCTGATAAACTCATTAACATAACAAGGACCACAATAATAAATTTTATTTTCAATAATAACTGCATTTTCATTACATTTTGAGCACTTAATTTTTTTGTTTTTTCCCATCTCTTTTATTTTTAAGATGTTCTATTTCTAAATCGCAATAATGTTTTATTTTTTCTAAGTCTTGTAAAGGATTGCCCTTAAGTAAATATCTACAAACATATTTAATTATATTTGCTTGTAATGG